TTGCCTGACGGAACTCCGCTGAAATGTTCCAAGACCGAGATTAAAGCAATAATCAATAATAGCGTCAAACTGATTTTGGCTGAGTTCAACATTAACATATCTTGCCAATCCAAGTTCAAACTTTCGGACATCTGCAACCAATAGTTCATTGACTTCCTCTATAGTAAATGTTCGATTCCAGCTATCAGGTAAAACAGTACCATTGCCAATGAGATGGCCAACACCCACGGTATACAAACCAACGCAATCACGATAAGGTTTAAGCCTAATGCCTTCATACGCTTTAATTAGCTGTAGGCCGCGTTCCGATGTTTTCATTTAGCAAAATGGCGGCAACCAAAATAAAAACCAACAATAGAAGCCCAGACAGTTTGTGTGTCTGTATTCCATAAAAGTGGAAGTGCCGCATCAAACTTAACACCGTTATAATAAGCATACCAGCATCCAAATATTTCTACGAATAAGAAGATTGCAAATAGCCCAAAAGTGATTGCTGGGCGCACTAACGCACGAATATTAATTACCCATGTGCTTGCACCAACTGCTGATGCAGAATCGTTTGCAAGCGCAGCAATAAGGTCTGATGATGCTGTTTGCTCTTGAACTTCGCTAAACTTAATTTCTTCCAAGTCTTTTTGTGCAACATAGCCCAACTTTTGTAATTCTAGTTGTTGAGTGAATTGCAATTGAGCCATTTCTAGTTCATGTTTGTTATCAGACTTGTTTTGGAAGTATTCTAGTATTTTAGGAAAACCACCAGATAAGAATGAAACAATTGTAGTAAGCAAAGTAAACATTATTTAACTATCCTATTTATGCGCTCTTGTAAGATTGCAATGTTTTCACGATTGATGCCAATATCGTCACGGTTCTTTTGAATATCTTTTTCTAAGTCCATGCGTAATTTTTCACGCGCTAACTCTGCGCCTGTATTTACAGCTTGATTATTGTCGCTAGTAACAACAAGACTGATTTTACTATTTAATACTGTAATGTTATGTTGAATGTCGCTAATTTGAGATAGCAACCATCCTATGCTTAATACAAGCACAGGAAACATCATCTCGGTTAATTTAGTAAAGTTCATTTATCTGCTTTATTATCAATTTTATCAAACAACTTGCTTAACATATCTTTAATTTCACGAATGTCATCACGATAATCATCTTTAGCAAGATATTGTTTAGGTAGTTCTTCGCGTAAATGAGCTAAATCAGCTTTTAATTCTTTAACAGCAGCCCATAATTCTCTAGCAAACCAACCTACAACTAAACTTGCTGTAGTTAAACCAAAGTTGACAATAGTTTGAAAATCCATGATAAGCCCTATAGTTTGTAAATGTAAGCAAGTGCGTAGTAAGGTGGAATGTTTGCACCAGTACCGCTTGTACCTGTTGATTGGTTAGTTGTAGCTACAGTAATACCTGTAGTATTAGAACCTGATACACTATCTAAATTGTTTTGGCTATTAGGACCGCCTGGAGGATTCTTACCACCAGCTAATGTACTATCATAGTGTGAACCATAAATAGGATGCGTATGCCCTGGGTCTGTTACTACAGAAGTTGCTGTGTGAGTATGTGAAACCACAATAGCATCTGCTGTACCGCCTGTTTGACCTACTGAATAAGAATTGCCAGCAGCAACAACAAATCTATCACGCAAGTCAGGCGAGCCATTAGTACCATCACACAAATTCCATCCGCTAGGAATAGAACCAATTGCACCAGACCACAACATAATCATGCCAGTAGTGAATGATGATGGTGCTACAGGAATACTACCAATAATGCCGTAAATGTTGTCGTAAGTAGCAATTAAATTACCACTAGAATCTTTTAATACTAGTTTATAGTTATAACCAGCTTGAAACCATAACTCGCTAGGTAAACGACCATCTGTACCTATAACAATAGGATTAGCGTTAGGGATAAGACCATTAACGTCTGTGTAAGATGTAAGCGGTGTGCTTGAACCAGCTTGGTAAGTATATAAAAGACCACCAGCTAAAGGTTGTCCTGTGTTATCTAAAAACGATATTCCGTTTCCGATTGGGGATAGATTAACGCTCATTTTTATTCCTTACCAAAGTCTGATAGTTTAGTTTGTTTTTTTGCGTGTGGATGCAAAGTTTTTTCTAACTCTTTTTTTCTTAATGCTTCTTGTGCAGCTTTTTCTTCTGCTTCTTTATTACCTTTTATAAATTTTCTAGCTAAAGTGCCACCAAATCCTAATGTTTTAGTATTAACAGCAGCTTCTAAACCAGTTGCAACAGCTTGTTTAGCATATTCCTTAGCAGCTTCTCTGCCTGATACAACAGCAGTATTACTTGTATTTGCAAATCCTGCACCACCTCTAACATGCTCAGTTTTTCTAGCTACATCCGCTAAATCTTGCAAATCTTTTACAGCTTCTGGGCCTAACATTACAGGCAAATTAGAAGCATATTGATGATGAACTAATTTATTTAATGTTGCTTGACTAACGTTTCCAGTATCATTTTTAATGCCAGAATTTAATTTAAACTCATTAATCTTTGCTGCGTTTAATGCTTGATGTTCTGTACTATTACGACCAATAATGTCTAACATTCTTTCAATATTAACTTGTGGCGTATTTGGCCCATAATGTTTTGACATAAAAGTATTTGCTGCTGGATGTGGTATGCCAGCATCAATTTCATCTTGTCTTCTAGTATCACTAATTGCTGCTTTATATGCTGGATTTTTTTCTTTCTCTTTTAATTCTTTTACTGCTTTTCTAGCTTCATCATACAAAGGTTTATATTGTGCAAATTCATCTTTTAAAGGAACATTTTCTAACTGTTCTCTAATAATTTGAGCTGCTTGTGATTCTAATGGGTCACGAGATGTTCTAGCAATTGTAGCAGTATCAGTTCTAAAGTTTTCATATTCTTCTGGAGTTAAATGCCCTTTAGAAAGTGCTTCATCTAAATCTTGTTTTAATCTTTCTGGAACATATCTAGTTCTTTGTTGTTTTTTAAGTTCATTAGAAATATTTGTTTGAAGTTCACCAACATCAATTGGACTTTCAATAGAACCAGATGCTTCATTTGCTTTTTGATATAGATTTTTAATTTTAGCTTGTTCACCAACATAGTCAGCTTTCATTTTTTCTAAAGCTGTATTTGCTAATTGAACAGGGTCATTAGTAAAAGCATCTGGCGCAACTTTTTCTTTAATTGTATTGAATCCTTCAATAAGTTTAGGATTTCTTTGTTCAAGTCTTTTTAATAAATCTTCATTACCAGGTTTTCCTCTGTTATTCCATTCATCAGATAATTTAGTTAAATCTTGATGCAATTCACCTTCGGTTGGTTCAATTCCAAACTTTTCAAATTGTTTATGTGTTTGTAATGCAGGAACATCAATTTCAGATGGATGAATACCAGCGTAACGTTGTTGAAGTTCTGGTGATGCACTTGCTAATTCAGCATTAACTTGTGCTTCATGTTGAGTTTGCATTGCGCCAACGTTTTGATTTGTTGGTTTTTTAGCATTAAATTGAGCATTAACTTCTTGTTCAGCACCAATATTTTTATACGGGCTTTCTTTTGGTGTTGGGAACATTGCACCAGCAGCAGATTTATCTGCTTTAGCAACGTTAGCAGCTAAATTTTCAACGCCAGCTACTTTTGGCTTTAATGCTAATGGATTAAGTGTTGGATTGTAAATAACACCTTTTGCTAACCCAACAGCAGTTTCAGCAGGATGCTCAGAAATTTGTTTCCAAGTTTCTTTAGGATGCGTAATAATATCGCCCAAACTACGAACTGAACGTTCTGATTTGGCAACATAATCTTGAATAGCATTTTTTACTAAACCAACATTTCCTGTGCTTACGCCAACCAATGTTTTAGTAAGTGGGCTTAACAAACTTTCTTTTTCAAACTCTTCTGGAGTCATTTTATTTTTTTGATAAAAGTTTGTTGCTTGTTGTGTTAAATCTTGAGTTGTGGTTGTTGGTTTTTGTTTAACTTGTGGAGTTTCTTTTAATGCACCTTGAACAGCCAAATCAATAGAACTTGATGATAAATTTTTTAAAGAGTCTAAATCATCAGTTGGTTGTTGAGCTTGTGACGCATTTGTTTTGTAAAGAGCTTGTGGCCCTTTTTCTTGCAACATAATACCAGCACCAATTAAATGACGAATTGCAGGGTCATTTAAATCAATTTTTTGGTCAGGATTAAGACTTAATCTTTTAGATACTGTGTCGACATAAGAATTAGTATCGTTTTCATTTGGGGGTGCCCAACGAGAAATAACACCTCTTAATGTGTCAATACCATGCTTTTGACCATAAGCAAGCAAATTAGCATCAATATCTTTAATCCCTTGTTCTTTTGATGTTGGTTGAGCAAATCCTGTGCTTGAACCAGTTGGTCTAATATTGCCTAAATTTGCATCAGATGTTTTTAATTGTTTAGGTTTATACCCTAAAGCATTTTGAACCTGAGCATCAACGGCTTCAGAAGATAGATTTTGCAAATCATCCATTATTATTGCCCTTGAATAAGATGGTTCATTTTATCAATACGTTGCAATAATGTTTTATATTGTGGAGATTTAATGCCACCAACATTTTTAACAACTTCGCGCATTTCATCTTTATCATTATTATTCAATGCGTTATATAAACGTAAAGCATTTACATCAACAGTTTGTGCCCATTGATTTTTAAAATCACGAGCCGCAAAAAGATTGCCTGTTCGTTTAATATTATTTTCAATGCCACGATTAAATAAATCAGCACCACTAGCCAAAGCATCATTTGTTTTTGCAATAGAAATAACTGCTTCTCTTGTAAATTTTTTGCTTCCTGATGTTTGTGCTGTTAATTCACGACCTGCATCTGTACCTAAACCAGCTTGTTGTGACAATGCAATATTGTTATTAGCAATGTAATGACCTAATTTATCAAAGTTAGTCGCATCATCAGTAGTCCACGGCAATAAAGCATAACCGCCACCAAGATTTCTAAGAATATCTGCGCCACCACCAGTAGTTGTGCTTTTAGCCAATCTAATAACTTCTCTATTATTGTCATGCAAGCCTGGAACTGCGCCAGCAGCATTATTTGCGGCTTTGCGGATTCCTTGAACTTCATTCAAACTTTCTTTAGTTTCTCCAACTGGAATATTAAAAAATTCTGGTGGAGATGCAGGTTGATTTGCAGGACTTGTTGGATATGGTGCAACACCAATAATATTACCTTGAGCATCACGTTGTTGAATAGATGTTCTGCCTGTTACATCAGTAACTGGTGTTGAAATTGGTGCATTCATATTTAATGGTTGAACAGCACCAGTACCTTTAGTTACTAATTGTGGAACTCCATTAATTGTTTCAAGTGTAGGATTGTTAAGATTAGCTTCACCTTGTGCGCCAGTGCCAGCGCGAATAGAATTAATTCCTTCTTGATAAATAGCAGAAGGATTAGTAGCTGCTTTAGAAATATAAGGCGCATAAATAGCTTCTGCAAGATGTTCATCAACACCTTTATTAATTGCACGTTTTTTAGATGCCACAATAGCTTCTAAAGCTGCTTGTCTGCCTTCTGGAGTATCTTCAGCATTTTTAATTCTTGGGTCATTTATAGTTGCATTTGCTTCATCGCTTACAACTTGAGCCATTTCATTTGTAAATTTAAATTTTGCGCTTTTAGATTGAGTGCCAGCTAATTCAGTTTGATAGGCTTGTTGTTCAATTTTTGGCTTTAATGTTCCTTCTGCAAGCTCTGTTGCAGCTTGTTGCTCACGAACTGCTAATGGATTAATTTGTTGAGCTTGTTTATACGCTTGTGCGCCACGAGCAATGTTAAGCATATCGCCTATGCTAATAGCAGCAGGTGGTTTTGCACCTAATGAAATTTCTGAGTCAATATTAAATGCAGCCATGATTTATCCTAAGATTCTAAAATAGATGGATTGTAATTAGAAACGGCATTTCCACCACCACCGCCTATTAATGAAATTCCACCAGCGGCATTAGTATTTCCACTACCATAAGTTTGATTATTTCCACCAAGAATATTGCTTAATGAATACATATTAGCAGCATTACCAATTGCACCGCCAAGCGCATTAGCAGAACCAACTGTACCAGCAGCTTGAGCAGCAGCACCACCAGTAGCCAAGTTTGCAGCATTAGTGCCATAATTAGATGCCAAAGTATTTGATGCGTTTTGTGCAGTTTGACCTAATCCAGCAATAGAAGCTAACGTATTGTAAATGTTTCCGCGCTGTGTATTATAGTTTGCAAACGCTTGTTGATAAGCATTGCCAGCAAAGTTTTGTGTGTAATCTTGAAGTGCTTTAAGTGAATTACCACCAACTAACCCACCAGTAGCATTAGATTGAGCATTGGTAGCTTGCTGACCTTGCCCTAATTGCCATTGATAATTAGGTGCTAAATTGGCATTTAAATCTTGAGCATTAAATTGATGAGTTAAATAACCTGTGCCTGTTTGTGTGCCAATTGGATTACCTTGTGCATCGTAAGTCTGTGTAGTGCCAGGCAACATAGAACCAATAGTATTTAGTCCTGAGTAACCAGTTGCTCTAGCTGGTGCAAGTTGAGCGTTCTGAGTATTAAATATATTTTGTTGTAATTGCGCTTGATTAGCAGCAGTTTGAGCTTGAGTATCCGCTGCGCTTTGAGCAGCATTAGAACTCATTAATCCGCTAACTAAAGAGCCACCAACGCTTAATGCGGCAGATACAGGGTCGTTATACCCTGGGGCTTTCATTACGCTACTAAATTTAAATTGATTACCGAACATAGTTGCACCTATCACATTTCATGTATATTTTACTTGAATCTTCGTCAATTTCAACAAAGCCAAAGCGTTTACAAAAATTTAATCCTTTTTCATTGCCTTTTGTCACCGATGTTACTGCGTGACCATACTTTTCTATTACTTGACCAATGGTTCTTTTAATATGCTTTCTGATACTAAACTTAGGCACTCCATCAAAGCTAACGTGCAATTCATTGTCTTTAATCATTACAACGCCAAACAATTTATCGTCATGCTCTAATTCTACAAACTCCCAACCTTGTAATGCTTCAGCAAATTGTTCTGCTGTAATGCTTAATCTATCTTTTACAGTATTGTAGATAAGATTTATAGCGCGATTAGACATTATAATAAGGCACTTTGTATGGCTTACCATTCACCGTAATATTTATGAAGCCTACGGGCTTTGCAGGTAGTGTGGCAGTACCTGTTGTCGCTGTTGGTGCGCTAGTAAAGTTCAATAAGTTAAGAAAAAACTGTTGCCATGCACGAGTAGGTCGTTTAGTCTGACCATCCAAAAACTCAGTCTGTGGATATGGGTTAGTTTGATTAACGCCATACAATCCATTATTAGCTGACATTAATTGTCACCTTCAGATGCTTTTAGATTAGCAGATACTATCACAGCCTTAACTGGGTCTGTAACCACTACTTCAAACACTCTATCTCTTGACCATCCAAGTCTACGCCAAATAGCACGATTTTTATATTTACCTTCTGCGCCAATACTTACCCAATGTTCTTTAGACCAAGTAGAGCCACCATCATTAGACCAACGCAACATCGCTTGTGGATTTGTTGTTGGTGTTGATGAATTAATTTGTGAATTTAATCCCAAATACAATGACTCTGCAAATTGAATTGTTAGCGTATCGTCAGGGTAAATAGTGTAAGGGTCAGAAATATATTGACCAGCTTGCAATGATACGCCTGTTGTACCAACGCCAGGTTGGAATTGAATTTGCAATTCTTCTAAGTATTGACGTTGTAAATCAGTCACTAAATGTGGTGCGCGTCTTAATCTGCGTACTTGATTACCATCATCTGTGTAATTAGATGGGTCAAGTTTGTAAATATGACCATTTGCAATATCGCCTACAACAACATCACCTTGAAATACAGCAGAACAACTGACTGTATACATTGTATATTCGCCTGTTTGTGGGTCTGTAGTTAGCCACTTATGCCACATTTGAGTAGAAATATCATATACCCAAGTTAAATTAACTGATGGGAATGAAACAACGTAACATTCGTGACCTTCTAATTGATAAGTCCACGCATACGCATCATCAATGTATTGATTGACTAAACTTTGCTCTACAGCATGAGTAGAAATACGCTGTGGCATATAGCCATTCATCTGCATAATTTGTGCTTGACCACGATTGTTGCGTGATACATAAGCAAAAGAATTGCCTAAACGAGCTACAGAGAATTTAGCTGCAATACCATGTTGAGTATTAGTGCCTGGAATACGTTGGAAAGGGAACGGAAATGTGCCTACATCCACCCAAACTTCTGATGATGTTTCACCCAACAAATAAACTTCACGATGGTCAGCAATAATTGAAACTAAATTATCAGGCGAGCCGTCTTTAGATGAAAAGCTCAAGCCTTGACTGATTGGTGACAATGGATTAGATGCGCCCCATTGTTGTGAATTAGGTTTGTTGTAAATAAAATAGTTGTCTACAATATCTACAGTATTACCACCGCTAAAAGCACCATCTGTTGATGGCAACACGCTAAAGTTAAGCGCATATAGCGTTTCAGAGCCAACAGTTTGACTATTATTTAATACATAAGTACCTGTACCGCCAGTTCCTGTGCCTGTAGTAAGCGTAAGTGTTAAACCTGTGCCAGAACCACTTGATGATGTTGATGCAGGATTAGAAGGAACTGATGTGTATTGACCAGCGTTAGTTTGTGTCAAACCTGTCACCGCACCACTACCACCAACAGAAGTGACTGTATAGGTTGCAGGAGTCGTGCCATATACACCACCAAGCACAGTTACCGTGTCATTGACTGCATAACCTGTACCTGCTGTAGCGATTGTTTGACTTAATACAGTACCGCTGCCTAAAGTCGTTATAATTGTTCCAGCAGTTACGCTTGTACCTTGTATCGTTTGACCTGGATATAAAGTGCCTGTAATAGCAGTTACTGTAAGAATATTCCCTGAGATTGAGCCTGTAATTGTTGCACCAACAGCAGCAGAGTTAAATACTTCGCTTGCTTCTGTTTGCGATACGTTAATTGTATAAGTGCCAGGGCCACCAGTTCCAGTACCCAAAGCTGTAATAACAGTTTCTGGAGTTACACCTAAACCAAATAACGATTGACCTATGCCAATAGTTCCGCTTTTTAGCAAAGTAACTGTTAATGTTGTGCCTGATACTGAGCCTATAAAAGTAGCACTAGCAGGATTTGAAATACGCCATGTGTAGCGATATTGTCCATCAACGATATATACGTTGACACCATTATCAGTAATGCCTACACGACCTGTAGAAGTGTTTAATGTACCTACCAATGTAGGAACATAGTTAGAAGTCATTACATAAACATAAGGGCCACAGACAGCAACTAAATAATTGTCACCCGACACAGTACGCATACCACGCACTTCTTGTTTATTTTGAAATACAATTTGCGTTGTAAGACCAGGCGTTGGATACAAAGACACAACACCACGTTGACCTGGCTGTTTTAATGGGTCAATTTCTGGCCGCCAGTTAATACACTCTTGAGCATCTTGATAGATGGAAGGTGCTTCATAACTTGGCCCTACAAATCCAAAGTCAGCCATTATCTAAAGAAGCCCCCTGATAAAATCCAGCCAGCATCTTTTTGACGGCTAGATAGAATTGCATCGTTAAAGCGTGATGTTTGAACTGGTTTCATATTGGTGCGTTTTAGCGTTGCTTTAGATTGCGCTGCATAAGCATTAATCATCGCTATTTGCGTTGCGTTTGCTTTGCCATACATAGGCATTAAACGTTCTGCTAAACACCATCTAAGAGCCATAGAATAGCCCTGTGGTAGATTAATGACATCATATAAAGTCACAAAAGGAGTAAATATAGTATCAACAAACAAGTGCATCTCGCCTTGTGCTGGATTAGGCCATACAAATAAGTTACCTAATGTTTCTGTTGGTTGGTAGTAAAGGGCTTTAGGCCACGGGCCATTAAGCGTTTTAAGACCAATCATTTCATAATCTTCTACGTTCAATACAGCTACAGGATAGTCAAGACCACCATTAGCGACTACTGCGCCATTAGAGTTAGTGTTAATACGCACAAACGCTGAATTAATGCCTAATGGGCGTTGATAGTAAAGATTGATTGATGTTGATGATACATTTTGACTAATATTAACTTGATATGTGCCAGCTTCGTTAATATTGCCACCAGCACCTGTCAACATTTGAGTAATTTTAGTGCCTGGTAAAATACCTGCGCCTGATAATGTTTGACCAATAGCAACTGCGCCTGATGCAATAGCAGTAACAGTTAAGATGTTACCTGAGATTGAACCTGTAATATTTGCGCCAATTTGACCGCCTGGGCCGATAGTGTATTGTGTTTGACCTGGTGTAATCGGGAATACGATTTCAGTTCTATAAAAAACCATCATATCTTCATTAGACCATTGGTCAATCATGTCATTTAACATATCAAAAGCATCTTGCGCTTCATCTGCCGTTGGAGTTTCACCAGAAGCTAATGCGCCAATGTCTTTTAATGCTCTTGAGATAATGTCTATTGGTTGAGCCATGATATGTCCTAAATGCTAGGCGTGAATGTTTGTGGTAACCACGGGGCTACAGATTTAACTTGATTATCAGCTAAATAAGCAAGTTGTTCATCTAGTCGTGATTCTATAATATTTAGACCGTCTTTGATAGATTCTTTTTGAATTAAATCTATTACGTCTTGCTCTATAATATCTGCAAAAGGTTTGTCTATTGTGCCGTTAAAATACCAATTGCCTTCTGTTTCTACAGAGTTGTCATCATTATTAGCAATTACTTGGTATTTAGCACAAGTAATAACTTCGTTTTCAGCTTCTATGCCTTTAATAGACCAAGTGTAGTTAGCCATTATTTAGCTTCCAATACTGCGATACGTTCTGCTTGTGTGTCTATGATAGCTTTAAGTTCTTGAATAGCTGCTGTTAATGTAGCTACTAGGAATGATGTATCAATGCCTTGATATTTAGGTTCACCTTTTTCATCTACAGCATCTTTTTCACCTGTTACGCAGTCAGGCACTACTTCTTGCAGTTCGTGAGCAATAAAGCCTTGACCATCAGAGCCGTCAGATTTCCATTTATATGTAACAGGTTTAAGTTGTGCGACAGTATCTAAAGCACCAACCATAGGTAGTACGTTTTCTTTTAGTCTATAGTCTGATGAAGTTGCATACGTGGTAGCAGTCCCGTTAGTTGTTATTTGACCGACAAGTGACCCACTTCCGTTATTAAAAGCAATAAATCCTTTTGTATATGTTGACGAGCTAGGTGATAAATATATCCCATAGGTTGATGAAATATCAAAATTTACACTTACTTTAGCTCCAAAATTTCCTGAGTTCCCAATGTTTAAATTACCATTAGAATCAATACGCATACGTTCTGTTGTACTTCCAGCTGTTCCTGTAGATGTCTTAAATAAAATACTTGCCGCTTGTTGTTGAATTTGCACGGCTTCACTTAATACAGTATTGTCATTAGTTCCAATACTTAAAAATCCACCAAGGCCAGTTGTTCCATATCCAGTTATATATCCGCCATAATTATTACCTAAAGTAGAATCTCCAAATTTTAACGTTGGTTTTGTAGTGGCATATAAATTTAAAATACTTGCAGGACTACTTGTACCAATCCCTACGTTGCCAGAGGAGTCGATACGCATACGTTCTGTATTGTTAGTAGCAAAATAAAACGGAGTGTTTGTTTCTGAACCAATCCAACCTATACCACTATCTGCACCTATTCCTGTAGTTTGAGCAGTACCAGTTGTGTTATATGCTCTTATTCTTGCATTAGCGGCTGGATTTGCATATATATTGCCGTTTACTTCTAATTTTGCCCCTGGACTATTTGTTCCAATCCCTACGTTACCACTAGTATCTAAACGCATTTTTTCTGCGCCACTTGTGTAAAAAGTTAATGGTAAATATGTCCCTGTGCCATTGATGCCTGATACTAATTGAACGTCTGTAGAGCCGTTAGTGGCAATTAAAATTTTACTTGCATTGGTTGGGTCGGCTGCGTTACTAGCTTGCCATGAAGCTGCTGTGCTTGTGCCATTAGGTAACGCATAAATACCTGTTGAACCATTAACAGTAGTGGTTTTAAATGAACTTCTGCTTAATACAGTAGCGTTTGAAAAATCACCATTTAAATTTGAACTTGTGCCACTTAAAGTTAAGCTAGTAAATGTACCTGCCGCAGCAGCAGTTCCACCAATTGCAGGTGGGCTTGCTAAATATGTGCTAAATCCAGACCCACTTACTGTGCTAGATGCTGACAATGTTGTGAATGCACCACTATTAGGAGTACCGCTACCAATTGTGCCTGGTGCTGTATAAGCACTTGAAGCAAGCATAGTATTAGTAACTGTGCCTGTATCGCCTGTAGTGACTACGTTACCATTGACTGTAGGTAGATTTAATGAATATGAGGAAGCGGTATTAGGGCCAACTAAAGCGACCTGACCACCTAGTGTTGCTTGAAAAACTAATTGACCCATGATTTTGTCCTTATGGTGCTATATAAATTGTTGAGGCTGTCAATGCCCCTGTTGATGGATGATATTTTAACTTGCTTGATGACGTTTTGATACCCGTATTTCCTGTTGATGCTGATACAAAAGTCACATAATAATCACTATTAGTCGTTGTATCGTCTGTAATAGCTACGTTAGTAGCGTTTGTAGCCGTTGTGGCTGTAGATGCGCTACCTGCTGACCCTGAGATATTAACTGCAAGTGAAGTAATGCTACCGCTTGCCGCATTAAGTGGAACAGCAGTCGTGCCAATATATAGTGATGAGTTACCTAATACGCCACTAGGAATTGTGCCTGATAAATTACCAGCAGTTAAACTTGTCAAACTTGCGCCAGAACCACTAAATCCAGTAGCAGTTAATACACCTGTTGATGGATTAAATTGATATTTAGTAGAGCTTGTATATTCTGTAGAAATATTACCGCTAGTTTGATTAGCAAATAATGGATAGCGAACAGCGTTAGTAGTCGTGTCATCTGTAACTGTTGCGTAAGCCGTTGGAGTAGTCCAACTTGGTGCGCTAGTTCCATTAGATGTTAATACTTGTCCTGTAGTGCCAGCACTTAAAAATAATGTTGAACCTGCGCCTGATTGGTAAGGAATATATCCTGCACCACCACCAGCTAAATTAGTTGCAGTAGTCGCAGTAGTCGCTGAACCTACAGATAAAGTAGATTGAGCAACGTACTGAGGGGCAGAAGCACCAGCAGTTAGCACATAATTAGTCGTTCCTAACGCTAAAAATGTTGTAGCACCAACGCCTGTGTTATAAGCCAAAGCACCAGCAGTACCACCACCAATATTAGTAGCCGTTGCAGCAAGCGTAGCAAAAGCTACAGCACCGCTTACAATAGAACCTGCTATAGATGTTAGCCATGTAGGATTTGAATAGCTACCAGTTGTATAAACACCATTGGTGACTGTTCCTGCGTTACCTGTGATGCCAATACCCCAAGTTCCAGATGCGTTTGTGCCTGTTGTTGATGGTGCGCCTATAGTATTGTAAGAAATAGTTTGTGCAGTACCACCATTAAACGTAATTCCAGATGCTGCACCAGTTCCGCTATTATTAAACGTCAATGCGTTTGGTGTGTTAGCTGTAACTGTTGTAGAACCGCCTAAACTGACTGAATTACCATTAATCGTAATACTAGAATTAGCTAAATAGCTATTAGTAATTGGAGTAGCGTTCCATGTACCTGCTGTTAGCGTTCCTACTCCAGTAATTCCTGTGTATGAACCACTAATTAAGCTAGATGCAATCGTTCCGCTAGTAACTTGTGATGCTGCAATTGCAATAGATGTGTTGCTTGCGTTAGTTAATTGACCTTGAGCATTGACAGTAAATGTGCCAACACTTGATGCAGAACCATAAGAACCTAATGTAACGCTAGTATTTGTAATAGAAAACTGATTGGCAGATAAAGTTAAACCTGTTCCTGCTGTGTAAGTAGAAACGCCTGAGAATAATACCCAAGTAATTGGCGTTACGTTAATTGTTCCTGTGTCAGCAGATGTTGATACCCATGCTGTATTAGCTTGTGAGCCATTTAAAACGACTGTGTATGCGCCTGGCACTTCTGACCATACATCCATGTCAGTTGCACGAGTCCAAGTGCTTGCAGAAGCGTTATAAATACCATTGTATTGACTGGAACCTTGATTTTTAACAAGAACTCTATCGCCAGTTAATGTAGTATAGCCATCAATTGTTTGTAAACCTGATAGCGTAATGCTAACTGTAGTAGCACATTTACACGCTGCTTTAGGGCCTAAACCTTGTGCAACTGTATCTACATAAAATTTATTAGCAATATCTGTATTGCCACTAGGTGTTGTTGTAATTTGACCTGTCAACATTGACACATTAGTAAATGCGCCAGTAGAAGCACTAATTGAACCAATAGGTGAGCTATCAATCGTGCTATTTGTAATTGTTAATCCTGATTGAATAGGATTAATTGTTGCGTAGAATGGCTGACCCTGCCCGATAAAAGTATTAAAACTATTATCAAGATTGAATAACGCCTGTACGGGCAGAATATTCTGGTCTATGGTTTTAGCAGGGTCTGACATCCAATTTCCTTAAGTTGCTGTATGCAATATTGAGTAATTGATAGTAACTGATTCACTATAGGCATTATTGGTACTATTTTTAATGACTACAGAGAATGAGCCGTTAGCAATTGCTGCAATAAATACATTATAAGCACCCACAGTTCCACCAGAAGCGATAGAACAAATTACATTATCACCATAACTTACTTGACTATTTGTAACTACAAATAATGCTTGAGCTGCTGGTGCTAATTGTGAGTTTGCAGTAACAATTTGACCAGATGATGTGTTAATTGTCACACCAGTAGTTTTATTGTTAGCTTGCGTTACTGTGCCAAAGTTGCCACCGTTATAACCAATCTGTGATGTAGCGTAAATGTTTGTAGCAGTAATTGTAGAAGGTAATGGAGCATTAAAATACTCACCACCAGGGCCAATTAAGCTGATACATACACCATTTTGGTCAAAAACACCTTGAACTGGAACAATATTGGTTACTGCACTATTTGCTACACCTGGATTAGCCATAATTAACTCCTATGACTGGTCAGCACAAGGTGTTACATAAAGTGTTGTCGTAGAGCCTGATGGACAAACAGCAGTCATGTAAAACGGTGTGGTTGGTACAGCAATAACGATTGGCACTTCCATCAATGGCGGCAACACAAAGCCTTCTTGTGCTGTTCCATCAGC